CAGCAGGTCCAAAGCGTCGTTAACGGTGTCCGGCATGTCTGCAAGCGATCGAGCTTGCCACCAGTCGACGGCTTTCACCCGTGCGAAGCCGGTGTGTTCTACGCAAACCCATTCGCTGACATGTTTTGCACTCAGGTTGCCTGTCGGACCTTCTACCGGCTGGCACTCATAATCAATCCGCAGCGTCGGTGGTGCTTCCGGATCGTTTCGCTTGAAATGCTTTCCCCAGCGGCAGACCTCAACCAACAGTTCCTCTGGTGGTGTTTCGCCAGTTAACTGTGATTCCGTGTCAGCTTTCGCCTGATGTCTTCCCGGGAATCGAAACCCGCATTCCGGGCACTCCGGTTCACCGGCTGGCACGTCGAGTTTGCAGTTCAGGCATTCTCGCCCGCGTCCGTTGCGTTCCTGTGGCTGTGCAGATCCCGGCTTTGAGCCTTTGGCCAGTCCGTAATTCCGATCGTCCAGACTTCCGTGCCGCTCGATGTTGCCGCCGAAGTCCAGAATCAGACAGTTTTGTTTGCTGTCGTGCTTCCGCAGTCCTCGCCCGACCATCTGAGCAAACAACCCAGGGGATAGCGTTGCACGCAGGATTGCAATAGCGTCGATGCACGGAGCGTCGAAGCCAGTTGTCAGGCAGTCAATGCTTACAAGCCATCGCAGGTCACCATCGCGGAACCGCTTCAACGCTGTTGCCCGTTCCATCGGAAACGAATCGCCGGTAACTACGCCAACATCCTCGCCGGTCAGTGTTCTGAGGAAGTCTGCGACATTCTCCGCATGCAGCACGCCAGAACAGAAAACCAGAATCGACTTCCGGTCGTGACACTTTTCAACGATCTCCTGACACGCTGTCAACACCGTGTCTGCACCACCGAAAATCCGTTGCAGATCGGATTCAACAAATTCACCGCCCCGCAGTTTCGCTGAACTGGTATCGATTTGCTGATCAGACGGCTTGTTTGTGATCTCGCAAAGAAACCCTTCTTTGATCAGATCACCTGTAAACGCTTCGAAGCAAATCCGCTGGAACAGTTTTTTCTTTCCACAGATCGGCCCTTCGCCAGTGCGGAACGGTGTCGCGGTTGCGCCTATGACTCGCGCCGTCGGGTTGAATCCAATCACGTCAGCGATAAACTGCCCGTACATCGTTTCATCGGACGAACTCACCAAATGAGCTTCGTCAATGATAATCAACTGCCTTCCGCCGATTTGCTCCGCCTGCCGGTAAACCGACTGGATGCCAGCGCACAGAATCGGCTGCTGAGTCTGTTTCGAGTTCAGCCCGGCTGAATAGATTCCTACCGGGATCTCTGGCAGCAAAATCCGGATCTTCTCCGCGTTCTGCTGAATCAATTCCTTTCGGTGCTGCAGGACGATTACCTGAGCACCGAATTCGATAGCCTGTTTCGCCAGCATGGCGATTACCAAACTTTTCCCAGCCCCCGTGGGTAAGACGATTAACGGGTTCCCCGGCTGAGTCGCGAGGTAATGCCATGCGGCGTCATTGGCTGCGGTTTGATACCAGCGGGGAATCATTGTTCAACCTCCGCAAACAACGTTCGCTGTGACGTGCTTTCATGCTGCCGTACTGCCTGTGCCAGATTCTTCAACGCCTGCGTGTGATATTCCGGCTTCAGTTCGCACCCGTAAAACCGCCGCTGGTCCGGGATGCTTTTTCCGGTCTTTGGCGACTTTCCGCCGAGACTCATGAACCCTTCTGACCCAATACCCGTAAACGGCGAAAACACGATTTCGCCCGGATTCGAATAAAGCAGCACACACCTCCGAATGACTTCCAACTGCAGCGGGCAGATGTGCTTCGTGTCTTCTTCAGACTTCGCTGCGGCAGTGTTCAGCGTGTCGGTTTCCTGCACGTCATCCCAGCACCCTTCAGCCCACTTGATCCAGTCGTTTCGGCTGACCTGATTTTTCGCGTTGATCGGGACTGCGTTTTCACCGGGCTTCCGAAACTTGATCAGGTAATCCTGCAGCGTTCCGCGTTGCTTCGAGCGATCTGATTCCAAACCAGCGAACTGCAGTTCCCGTGATCGAGTCCGAATAGCTTGTGCTTGCGGATTCTTTCTGACGCTCCAGTCGTATTCATAAATTAAGCCAGCCCGTTCACCGAGCCGAATATTAGTTCCTCGAAAGTCGCACAAACCGATTCCACCGCTCCGCTTCATTCGTGGAATCTGGCAGACGTGGACTATGGCTGCGCGTCCGGGTTTCAGAACTCGCATCAATCCAGCAAACAGAAACGACAGGTGAACAGTCGCCTCTCCACTCATTGAATCCACGTTTCCGATATCAGCTTCTGAATCGGTGTATGCGTACAGCGAAGGGAAATGGCGGAGAGAAGATTGCGAAGTCTACTGACTCCGCAGGCATACTTTCCGCGTCCTTTCTTTCAAGCATGTGTGAAATACAATCACCATGATGGACAGCCCACTGCTGCCCGTCTTTGAGTAGTTCATTCATTTATTCCATATCCTTTATAAAAATCGAATCTGTGTTTTTAGAACTGTGAACCCAGTAGTGGCACGCCTCACACAGCAATACTAAGTTGCTCAGCTCCGCCCGCAGTGTTCTGTTTGCGAACGACACTATGTGATGTATGTCAAACTGTTTGCTTCTGTCGCTGCTCTTTCTTGTGAGGCACTTTTGGCATGTCGCGTCATCTCGATGCCATACCAGCCGCACGACAGCCTTCCATTCCGCAGATGAATAAAAAGCCTGCCTTTCAGGAGTCACGCCGCCTTTCCACGTTGGCACTTCTAAACCTTTTTTTCCTTTCAGTGGAGGGCCTACATTTTTATCAAAAGGAACTCGTCCTGACTGAATTGCAAACTGACTCATCCTTGCCTTGTTTTCCTCCGTATGCCGATGCCCCTTAAACAAACTGACTTGCCCTGGCTTCAGCCATGTGGCACTCGATGCAAATCCACGCTCGCGAGTTGGTATTCCAAACCCTTTTAGCCAATTCCAAACGCTTTTTGCGTCCCTCTGAACAATTGCTGCTATCTGCGTGCAGTCCTGTTTCTCATTGATGTATTTCTGAATCAGCCATTCTTTTGTGACTGGCTTTTGCGCCTGCTGCCATGCTGCTTTACAATTCGTGTTGCAAAAGTATCGCCCAGACTTTGATTCAGTTTTTCTAATCAGAGCAGTGCCGCAGTTGTCACATTTACATGCGAATACATGCATGACCAACCTCCCTGAATAACTGCTCTTGTTCTTTGGTATCTGATTCAACGCGATCAGCTTTTCGCAGAACGTTGTCAACAAATGGAATTTCCAGTTCTGTCACTGGAATATGGACGTTCAATGGACGTGTTGACCCGATACGGTTTGACCGCTTGACGGCCTGATAGAATTCTTCGTATGAGTCTTTCAGACCTGAAAACACCTGCCGAGTACACACCTGTAGATTTAACCCGAACCCGAGGATGCGCGGTTTACTGATAAGCACTTTCACGTCGCCACGTTTAAATGCGTCAATGTGCTCCAGTCGTTTCGCTTCCGGTGTTTCTCCTTTAATGCTGACCGCTTCCGGAAACGTATCTTCCATCAACTCCTGCTCGTCGTTGTAATTGCACCAGATGATGGTTGACTCGCCGGGCCAACTGTCGACCATTGCTCTGATGTGCGATGGTTTGTTGGTCGGCATTCCTCCTTTGCCTTTCGCAATCTGCGACAACTTCCCGCGTTCACCGATGCCGCCGATCTCATTAGTTATCAATGATCCGGTCAGTGACTGCGCCGCCTTCCGTTGCTCTGGTGTCAGTTCAATGTGGTCAATATGGATGTGAATCGGTGGTGTTGTCCCGACGTTGTCACACCATCCATAGGTTGCCGGATTCGTCAGAAAGATTGACCAGTCAGCCAGAGACCGGTAGAACGGTTTCAGGGCATGTGGTTTCAATTCCCAGCGGTTCTGAGTCTCACCACGGTTAATAAAATACGTGGCGAGAAACTCGTTCACTGTTCGGCAGCGATCCAGAAAAACAGCGTGATTCGCGAACTCAATCCGATCGTTCGGAGCTGGTGTACCAGTCGCACACAATTTCCATTTCAGCCCTCGCCCGAGTTCAATCAGGCGATTGCCGTATTCACCGTAGTGAGACTTCAACATTGAAGACTCATCGAGAATAAGCCCGGCCAGATTACCCGGTATCAGTCCTTCCCGAATCGCTTCGTAATTGGTGACCGCAATCTGAGTGTTCAGGCTGTCGTTTGATTCCAGCCAGTTCTGTAAGTCAAACGCTCGGACCTGACCAATATCGAACCGTTCACCGTACCAGCGGAATGCTTCCTGCAATGTCTGCGACACCACCATCAACGGGGATACGATCAGGATTTTTCCGCCGTTGCAGTTCTTTGCAGCATGCCGAGCAAACTCCAGAAGCATCAGCGTTTTACCGAGTCCACAATCTGCAAAGATTGCATACTTCCGTTTCTTCAATGCCAGAGAAACGATATCACGCTGATAATCAAACATCCCTTCTTTCGGCTCGTATTGAGTATCGTCAGACTCAGCATCTGCTACACCAAACGCAGCAGCATATTCATCAGATATCTCTGCTGCGTTTCCGACGAACCGATACACCGGGCATCGCCGGACCTTCAGGAATGTTTCGTAGTCAGTGATTGAGGACGTGTTAAATCGGATTCTCATCGCGTATTCCTCACTGCCTTAACGATCTC